GTCATGGAGGCCCCAGATGAAGGGTCGCTCGCGGGCGGTGTCGATCACCGATGCAAGCAGGCGTTCCCAGTGTTCAACGCGTGGCATGTCTATCCCCGCCCCCAGGTGATTTCTCGGTCCTGGATCGCTGTGACGTATTCGAACCCGAGATCGCCTGGATAGAGGACCTGCTGGCTTTCATGGGTGTAGCGCCAGGCGCGCGGGACGGTCAGATCGATCAGACGGCTTTCATAGCTGATGGTGATCGTGCAGCTGTCGGCATCATCCTTGATTTCGGGGACATCAAGACGCCCAGAGAAGGCCTGAACCGGATCGGCAATGACACTGCCGTTTTCACCGCGTAGGCCAAGCCAGACCCTTCCCGGAAGCCCCTGGCGCGCTTCTGCGATCGCCATCTGCACGAGATCGAGCGGCACGCCCGAAAGGGATATGGCCGTGCCGCCTGCCACAACCTCTCCAGTTTCTTCGATCGACCCCAGCCCCAAGAGCGTGCCCGCGCCCGACCATGCTTTGCCGTTCCAGGTGATCTCGCCAAGCCCCGACCAGAGCCGCACCCAGCCTGACGCGAACTGGCCCTCGAAGAAGATGACGGGTCGCAGGCTTTGATCGGCCAGCGCGGTGGCGAAGGCGACGGTGACATCGCGGCTCATTAGAGGGCCTCCCGGGCAGATATCGTGAAGCGGTGCTGGTCCGCCCGGCCGATGATCGAGGGGACCGGTGCCGTCAGCCGCAACAGGACCGACGGGGCATCAAGACCAAGCAGTGTACCGACTGGGACCGAGGCCCGAAGCGGCGGCACGAAAGCGACCGTGGCCTCACTGCCCAAAGGCGTTACATCCGCCGTCAACTGATAAAGCCGCGTGGTGGCATCTCCCCCCAACTGGAAGAAATCCCCTGCGCGAAGCCCAAGGCCCCAACCTGCCGTGCGCAAGGTGGAGGCTCCCGCCACCTGCTCCTCGGTCACGTAAGGATTGCCCGCCGCCACCGGTACTTCGATCGAGGGATCGGGAAAGAGGAACCGGCCCCGGAGGCCACCAAGCGCAGTGAAGAAGGCCGAGAGCCTCCGGGCCTTGGCGCCTTGTGTTACCGCCATCTCGATTTGGTATTCCCACCACGACGCGCCCCAGTCTTGGATCTGCGAGGTGCCAGTAAAGGGCGAGCGCGCCTCGGCGACCGACGTAACCAGCCGCCGCTCGAGAGAGGACACGAGCGTCAGGGGCAAGACTGGAAGGACCATCTCAGATCACCTGACCTCTGCGCCGCCCATCGGCCACGCTGTCCTTCGCGATGCGGGCGATTTCTGGGATGGCAGCGCGTAGCCGCGCATCGATCTGCTCGGCCACGCCCATCTGCGCCCCGCGAGCGTCGATGTTCACGGTCACGCCGGTGCCAGCGCCGGAGCCCCAGCCATACCCAGCTGCCTCACGACGGTTCAGCACCCGCTCTCCGCGCTGCAGGATGGCGGGAACCTCATCTGGTCGAAGTCCCGCCCAGCCACCTGAATGCAGGCGGGGGGCATCTGCAAATGCGGTGACTGGAACCGCGCGCATCGGCGCGCCCGCACCCACCATGCCGCCCGTGTGCCAGATGCTCGCATTTACCATCGGGTTTGCGGCAGCCGCTGCCCCACCCCCGAAGATCCCACCGCCAAAGACGCCCGAAAGTACGGAAGCAAGTGGGCCCAAGACCGCGTTCTTGAAGGCAAGTGTGGCAAGGTCCGCCAGGATCGAGGAGACCAGCGATTTGAAGTCGAACTTGCCGGTGGTCACAAACTGCCGGAAGGCGCTTTCCGCCGAGGAGAAGGCCGACGTCAGCGTCTCGCCGAGCCCCTTGCCCCAATCCATAGCGCCTTTGGCATAGTCGGCCAGGGATTTTGTGACTTGCGCCCATCCCGTTGCGGCCTCTTCCGCGGCCTTCTTGGCAGCACCACCTGCTCCACCAGCGGCTTGGCCTGCCGCATTAAAGCCATCAGATACAGCGCCCGCCGCCTCAGCAGCGCCAGCCAAAGCGTCCTCGCCTTCCGTACCCGCGCCGATGATTGCCGCCCTGAGCGCCGCCCAAGCTGTCATCGGGCGGGAGGCAGCCTCAGAGAGCATACCAGCCGCCTCGGAATATCCCGCCGCGCGACCGCGTGCCGCCTCCGCCATGCCCCCGAAGAGATCAGGCGCCTCGATGTAGGTCTTGCCCATGGCCGCACGGAAGGCATCAGCCGCCGCCGTGCCTGCGGCCGAGGCTGCGCCCTTGAAGGGATTGGCAATTCCCCCGAGATCGACCGCCTCCAAGGTACCGATCTTCAGCCCAGCTTCACCGGTCGCCCAATCAGGCAGAAGGGCCAGCGCCGCGTTTAGCCCCTCAATGAAGCCATTGATGCGCGTGACCACCGCATTCAGCATCGACTCGACGCCACCGATCAACCCATTCGCCGCCTGATAGGCAAAATCCCCGATCGCCTGCGGCAGCGCGCCCCAGATCGCTTTCACCCCATCAAAAGCACCTTGGAACGACCCAACCGCAGAATTGCCCCAGCCTACCACAGCCGACAGCGCCGATTGCAGCCCACCGTAAATGCCCGCCTGTGCGCCCGCCCAGCCTGCTTCAACCCGCGACCAGGCGGCCGTGGCCGCCAGCGCAAAGCGGTCCCAGGCCTCTGCCGCGACATCAAGCAAGAGGCCGAAGGCCGTGCCAACCCCGCCGACTTTGCCCACAAGTTGCGTGAACTGGTAAACAAGTTCGCCCGCGCCCACGATCAGCGCGCCGATCCCGGTGCGGATCAAGGCACCGCGCAGAACGACCAAAGCTGTGGCGAGGCCCTTCACGGAGAGGGCCGCAGCGGCCAATCCCACCACCCAGCGTCCCACCATGACCGTCGCAAAAGTTGCAGCATAGGTTGTCAGCCGGCCGAGATTGTCAAAGACCGCGGTGATCGCCTGTCCCAGCACGCCCGTGCTGCGCGCCACATCGCCAAGCTCATTGGCGATGGCTTCGAGCGCAGGCGCGACGGCCGCTGTGAGGCGATTGGTAAGGCCGAGCCAGATCAGGCTGAGCTTGGCAATCGCATCCCCCGTTCTTTCGATCTGCACCGCATCGATCGCGCTCACCGCCACCCCGAAGTCGCGCACATCTTTGGCCGCCTCTCGCAACGTGGCGGGATCAATCCGCAAGAAGGCGAGAGCTGCCTTGTCACCAAAGAGGTCCGAGGCCACGGCCGCGCGTTCAGCCTCAGGGACAAGTCGGGCCAAGGCGTCTTGGATCGTGACGATCCGTTCGTCCAAGGGCAAAGCCTGAAGATCCCGTGCGGAGAGATTTAGACGCTCCAAGGCCCCAACAGCAGATCCTGACCCGGAGGCGGCTTCAGACAGCCGGGTGGTCAGCTTCTTCGTCGCCTGTTCGATCTCGCCCAGTGAGACCCCAGCGAGCTCGCCCGCCAGGGTCAGGACCTGCAGGCTTTCCACCGATGTCTTGAGCGAGGCCGCCATGTCGGCCTGCGCACCGATCGTGTCGAGACCCGAACGGATCATCGCCACACCGGCCGCCGCCGCTGCGGCAGTCATCGCCGCAAGCGCAATCCCGGCCTTGGACGCAAAACCCGCAAGGCGCGCGTTCGCCCGCTCCATTTCTGAAGACAGCCGACCGAAGCCCTTGGTGCCGGCCTCGCCGATGCCTTCAAGCTCGGCGCGGACCTGTCGCCCGCCGACCGCGGCAAGCCGGACAGAGATGCGTTTTTCGGCCATTGCGAGGACAGGTCCTGTTGATGAAGGTCAGTCGTGGTTTGCGGCGATCTGCGCATTGACGCAGCGCACCATCACCGCCTCGATGGCGGGCAAGAGTTCTGCGATGGCAGCTGCCGGAACACCGAGGGCGGCACCAAGCGCAATGGCCGCGCTCATGTCCCAGCCGATCACCGCGCCGGGGACGATGCGAAGTTGGCCTCCCATGCGGCTGACCAGGTCCCAGACCTGCCAACCCTCAAAAGTTAACGGCTGGTTCAGTCGTGCGGGGCAGTCGGTGCAGACCGAGTCACAGGCTACGCAGTAGCCGTCGCCCCCGCCGAACTCCCACTCGGCACGGGCGATGAGGCGTTTTTTTCCGCGTCCAGCAGCAACCCTTTCGCGACATAAAGGCTTTGGAAGGCCTCGAAGATCGGCCAGATGTCCAAAAGCGCGTCTACGGCATCAGGGCTTACCGGCAATGGCTCGCCCTCAGCGTCGCCGATTCCATCCCATTCAAGAATGGCGGAGCGCGCCAACGCCTTGGCCATCGCGAGTGCAGCCTCCTCCGTTCTCGCCTCTTTCGGAAGGCCGGCAATCGCTGGATCACTGCGTGCCGCGACCATCAGCGCCGTGGTGAGCGGGCGGAGTTTTACGCGCACGCCGGAGACGAGGTCACACCAAAAGGGTGTGTTGGTCAGATCAAGGGTCAGCATGCATTGGTCTCTCAGTAGGAAGCGACAGTGTTGACAAGGACGGCGGTACAGAGGCGCGCAGGACTTGCGGCCTTGGCCGCCTGCCACTCGAAGGTCGCCTGAATGCCCTGCGGCCCGGGGATCTCAATCCGGGGGCGCGGCAGGTAGACAGCATGGGCCGTGAAGGTGAAGCTCGCATTTGCCCCAAGGCTATAGGCGAAGACCAACTCGCAAGGCGTGCTATCCAGGGCTTGGGTGATGAGGGCCGTGTCGGCAAAGCGCACTTCCATCCGCCCGGTCAGGGACGCCATTCCGGGATCAGCACCCTCAATCTTGCCGTCCGCGCGGATGGTCTCGATCCGATCAAGACCGTTGGAATAGGTGACCTCCGCCGAGATGACATTGCCAAGCGGTGTCCCGTTGCGGGTTATCGATCCGTTGAAGTGGCCAAAGCGCTGTTGCGACAGGGCCGTGGTCGTACCCGCCGCCGTGGCAGCGGCGACGGTTTCGCCCTGCGCCACAAGCCGAGCGGTTGCGGTCAACAGACCTGACCGTGACATTTGCCAGCTTAGCTGATCGCAAACGCAGCCCGTGTACATCGCATAGCGCGGCACTTCAGGCATGCCCGTCTCGATCGCCATGCTTGGAAGCGACCAGTTGCCCGACTGGAACGTGTGGGTCTTCGGTGTCGTACCAGTGGTCGTGGGGCCTCCGAAGGCCGCCTTCAACCAGAGGCCAAAGTTCTCGACATCGATCGGTACGACGACGTCGCCATCCACCGTGACCGCATCCTTGATCGGGGCCAGCGGGTCACGCCCCTGGCCCAAGAGCTCGGAGGCAATCAAGGGCTGCTCGGACCCAAGCGTGGTGCTGGCGAAGGGCACCGTGCGGAACCCTGTGGTGGGCGCAGTGCCA